TGCTTACAGCGGGGGGGGGAGTGGTAAATGAGTAGGCGATACCCGAAGGAGTTCCACGACTTCGTGAAGGCTCACGCCTCAGAGGGAACGATCGAGGACATGCGTCAGAGAGTGACGGAGATCTTCGGCATCGACATCACCTACGAGCAGATGCGCTGCTACTTCTCGAACCGGCACCTGCACTCGATACCGAGAAAAGGCAGGGCACGTCCGGAGAGCAAGGTCACGACTCCGGAGATGGACAAGTTCATTCTGGAGCACTTCAAGGGAACCGGACACCAGGCCATGGCCGACATGGTGAACGAGAAGTTCGGCACCAGCTTTACGAAGGAGCAGATGAAAGGCTACTATGCGAGGAACAAGCTGAACAGCGGCTTGACCGGAAGGTTCGAGAAGGGGCAGCAGTCTTTCAACAAAGGACTGAAGCAGTCGGACTTCATGAGCCCGGAGGCGATAGAGCGGACGAAGGCCACAAGGTTCCAAAAAGGACACACGCCTCACAACGGCGGGACACCCGTTGGGGTGATCCGGCTGAGGCATAACCACAAAGACCGGGGCGGTCGTCCATATTACTGGATCAAGACAGCGCAGCCCAATGTGTGGCGGATGTACCACGTGACGATCTGGGAAGAACACAACGGACCGGTGCCGGATGGCTGCATGATCACCTTCGCAGACGGTAACAGCTTAAACTGCAGCATCGACAACCTGGTCATGGAAACGAGAGCGCAGCACGCGATCAAGAACCACATGGGCCTAAGGGGCTACGACAAAGAGAGCGCGGAGACACTGAACCGGATCGCGGATCTGAAGCAGGCGATCACAAGAACCAAAAAGAGGAGGAAGACAAAGACATGAAGATATACCTGAGCGGCCCGATCACGGGCACCGACAACTACAGAGAGAACTTTCAGGAGGCCGTGAGACGCCTGAACAATGACGGACAGTATGACATCATAAACCCCGCAGAGCTCTGTCAGGTGATGCCTGCTGCCACGACCTCCTGGGAGGAGTATCTGAAGATCTGCATCGAGCTTTTACAGATGGCCGATGCGATCGTCATGCTTCCCGGCTGGAGAGAGTCGAGGGGAGCCCAGCGCGAGTATGGCTTCGCACTTGCGTCGGACAAGATCATCTGGGAGATGGAGGGGTAGCACATGACCGAGGAGGTGTTCGAGTATCTGATGAGGCCGAGAGAGACGGCCAAGCTGATCAGACAGAAAAGGGAAAAGCGCATGGAGCTGATCTGCAGCCTGGGGGCCAAGGCGATCCGGTACGATCTGGACAAAGTGCAGACCACTCCGGGGGATCGGATGTCGGACATCATGGCGGAGGTCTCTGAGCTTGACGACGAGATCAGAGAGCTGAAGGAAAGACTCAGGTCGGAACGCAGAGAGCTCTCGGAGTGGTTCGCAGAGCTGGAGGAAACAGACGCGAAGATGATGCGCCTCAGGTACCTTGACGGGGTTACCTGGGAGGTAATCTCGAAAGCTACACACCGGAGCGAGCGGACGAACTTCCGGAGGCACAAAGAGATAACAGACAACAAAATGTGGTTTTAACTGCCAAATAGTCCACAAAATGTTGACTTTGGCAGTCGTAAATGATAAAATTTGTATGGTGGATAAGTATGAAGAGAGGAGCACCGGCCCGGAGACGAGTCGGTAGTCTCCTTTTTTTGCAATAACGAGGTGAAGTGATGGAACACTGCGAACAGTCTGAGGCGTATGCCAAAATAGGGGCGGAGCTGATCAGATCGGTGCCGTCGCTTCGCTGGATCCAAGAGAGTGAGATCTCCGTAGGCTACCTGGCGAGTGATTATAAAAAGACATCAGACGGGAAGCTGGTGTTCGGTGAGTGCCGGAAGGTCCCGGCATGGGCGGCGCCTTTTATCCCCTACGATTTTCTGATCACCGTCTACGACGTCAACTGTATGCTATTTACTCCGGAACAGCTCCGGATCTTACTGCATCACGAGCTCCTACACATAGACATGAGCGAGCGGGGTGCGACTCCGGTGTGCAGGGTAAAAGGTCACGACGTCGAGGACTTCCGCGAGATCATCGAGCAATATGGACTTGACTGGTCCCAGTGATGAAAGGCGGGTGAGATCATGGCCACGGGCAAGTTTCAATACTGGCGATCGGCTGACGGCCTGATCTTGCTGCAAGGCTGGGCCCGTGATGGTCTGACAGACGCACAGATCGCTCACAACTGCAACATATCTGTCAAAACGCTCTACGAGTGGAAAAACAAGTATAGTGAGATAAGTGATGCCTTAAAAAAGGGCAAAGAGTTCGTCGACTACGAAGTCGAAAATGCTCTCCTGAAAAGAGCCAAGCAGGGCGACGTGACTGCGCAGATCTTCTGGCTGAAAAACAGACGGCCGGAGAAGTGGCGCGACAAGGTGCAGTTCACGGATGAGTCCAGCCTGAAGAAGCTCGACAGCCTCATCGAGGCCATCGACAAGAAGGCAGGGACGAAGTGAGCTTGGACTTTTCAGAGATGCAGATGGACTACTGGCGAAACGCCACACGCCGGTGGAATGTGAAGACCGGAGCGACCGGCTCCGGAAAAACTTATTTAGATTTTTACCTGCTGCCGAAACGGATCAGAGCCTGCAAAGGCCTCGGCCTGATCATCCTGATCGGCAACACAAAAGGAACGCTGCAGAGGAACATCCTCGATCCGATGCGCGACATATACGGCATCGATCTGGTGGGCGACATCGGATCGGACAACACTGCGCTCCTCTTTGGCAAGAAGGTCTACTGCCTGGGAGCCGATAAGGTCACGCAGGTGACGAAGATCCAGGGCGCGACCATCGAGTACGCTTACGGCGACGAGGTCACAACCTGGGCGCAGGAAGTCTTCGAGATGCTAAAGTCAAGACTTCGTACACCGAACAGCCTCTTCGATGGAACCTGCAACCCGGCAGATCCGGAGCACTGGTTCAAGAAGTTCCTGGACAGCGATGCGGACATCTACCTGCAGAGCTACAAGATCTTCGACAATCCCTTCCTCCCTAAGGGCTTTGTCGATGAGCTGATGAAGGAATACGCCGGCACCGTGTACTATGACCGCTACATCGAGGGCGAGTGGGCGAGAGCGGAGGGCCTGGTCTTCAGGTTCTACGCAGACAACGAGGAAGAGTACCTCGTAGACGACGCCGACTACATGGACGAGAAGGGCAAGCCGAAGATCCACTTCACCAAGTTCGTCATGGGGGTGGACTTCGGAGGCAACGGCTCCCAGACGACGATGGTCCTCTGGGGGTACGTGGACGGCTACAAGAGCTTCATCACTTTGGAGGAGGCAGGCCTGCCGATCACGGAGAACATCGACGCAGAGGACATCTGCCAGAAGTGGCTGGCGTTCTACAAGGCCTGCATCGCGAAGTACGGAGCGATCAACTGGATCTTCCCGGACTCGGCGAGCACGACGATGATCAACTCCCTGAGGAGCACAGCCAAGAAGGCAGGCCTGCCGGCGAACAACATCGCCGGATGCCGGAAGAACGAAGTCAGCGACAGACCGAGGACGCTGAGCCGCCTGCTCAACAGCGGGCGCTTAAAGATAAACAGACGATGCGAGAATGTGCGCAGAGCACTCCGCTCCCTCGTATGGGATCCCAAGGATCCGGATCGACCGGAAGACAAAAACCTGGGAAACATCAACGACTGGTACGACGCGGACTGCTACTGCTTCCTCGACTTTGTCGAGTACATAGACCTGAACAGATAGGAGGGCCGGCATGGACGACAGGACAAAAGTGACCGCAGCCATTGAACAACTGAAAAAGCTCGGTTTTGAGTATAACAACAACGCGCAGAACATCATCGAGATCTGCGATCAGTGGTACACGAACGAGGAGAGCGACTTCCACACCGTCAAGAACCTGAACGGCCAGGAAGTGAAGCTCGAGAAGCTCAACTTCGCGAAGAGATGCTGCGCCGATGATGCCAACCTCTGCGAGATCGTCGAGATAAATGCAGGCGAGTCCGAAGGGAAGTTTGACGGAGTCCAGGAGATCCTCGACGCCAACCGCTTCGACGTTATGTACCGCAAACAGCTGGAGCGCCTGAGCGCTTCCGGAACGGTAGGCGCCTACATCCGGCTCGACAATGCGACGCTCCTGGATAACGGAAGCCTGAAGGACGGAGACATCCGGATCAACTACGTCAACGCGATCGGCATCGTTCCCCTGACCGTTGAGAACGACGACGTCGTCGAGTGCGCGTTCGTCGGATCCGATCTCGTGAAGGGCAAGAACGAGCAGACGCTCGTGGTATTTACCAGAGACGAGAAGGGACTGTACACAGCGGAGACCTTCGTCTTTGACGAGAACAACAAGCTCATCGAGGACAGACACCTGATCGTGCAGCTGGGCGATGTGAAGCCCTTCGCGATCATGAGGACCGCAGAGGTCAACAACCTGGACGACATGGAAGGCTATGGCCTGCCGAAGATCTACAACGCCATCCCGGCGCTGAAGGTCGTCGATCTGGCCTGGAATATCCTGAACGGAGACCTCAGCAAGGGCGACAAGCTCCTGCTGATCAATGAGCTCCTGGCTACCGTCGAGAAAGATCCGGACGGAAGCCCGAGGATGACAGCAGAGCAGAAGAAGCTCTTCATCCTCTTAGGCGAGAAGCTCCCCGATCAGAAGAGCCTCATCCAGGAATACAACCCGGAGATCCGCACCGGACAGATCAAGGAAGCCATGGAGCTCGCGCTTTCACTGCTCTCCATGATGTTCGGCTACGGCACCAAGAAATACACCTTCGAGAACTCACAGATCACAACGGCCACCGAGTACATCGGCGAACGCCAGGATGAGATGCAGGAGCTCAACAAGCAGCGCCAGGAAGCGATCGCCTACGTGGAAGGCATCGTCGAGGCGATCATCTGGTTCTCCAACCAGTTCAACGGCACCGACTGGAAGCTCGACGAGGAGATCTGCATCGAGTTCGACGACTCCTACATCGAGGACAAGGTCAGCAAGCTGGAGCAGATGAGAGCCGACGCCCTGAGCTTCCCTGAGGTGAAGGAGTTCACGATCCAGTATGTGATGGCCCGCCTCAACTGCGAACGTGATGAGGCGATCAGCTACATCAACGGAACGGATCCGGACGAAGGAGATGAAACGGAGGACTAACGCATGGCACTGACTGACGAACAACTCGAAACGCTGGCGGACAAGTACCTGATCAGCCTATACCAGCAGATGGAGAGGGACGTCATCCAGGACATCGCGCGAAGAGTCCGCAAGACCGACCGCCTCACAGAGACCGCCGAGATCATGGCGAGGGACATGCACGAGCAGGGCTTCTCCACTGCCAAGATCTACGCGGAAGTGATGAAAGTGCTCCGGGCCGATCCGGAGTACATGGCACTGGTCGCAGAAAACACCAAAGAGTACAAGGCCATGGTCACGGAGATCATCAAAGAGACCGTAGAAGAAGCGAGGGCAGCAGGCAACAAGCTCGTCGCTGAAGCCGGAACCATGGCATACAATAACGACCTGAGCATGTGGGAGCAGGCAGGTGCAGACCTGACCAAGCCGAACAACATGACGCAGATCATCAACAGCTTCGCCAGGGATATGAACGGAGAGCTCAAAAACCTCACCAGGACAACGGGCTTTCGTGGCACGATCCTCGGCACCACCGGAGTCAAGCAGGCATATCAGAGAGCGCTGGACACGGCGCTCCTGGAAGTGGCCACGGGCACCGTCTCCTTCGATGCGGCAGCCAACAAGGTCGTGAAGGACCTGGCACAGTCCGGGCTCCGCACGATCGACTACGCGAGCGGCCGCACCTATCAGCTCGACACTGCTGCCAGGATGTGCATCAGGACAAGCATGAACCAGATGGCCGGCAGGATCACAGAGGCGAACTGCGCGAGCTCCGGCGTGGATCTCGTCATCGTCTCCCAGCATGAAGGCGCGAGGCCTGAGCACGCGGATGTGGAGAACCAGGTCTTCTCGATGTCAGGCAAGTCGGACAAGTACCCCGCCTTCTCGGATCCGCTTCCTGCAGACGGAGGAAGCGGCGCCGGCTATGGCGACGTGACCGGCATCTGCGGAGCGAACTGCCGCCACACCTTCTACCCGTTCTGGGAAGGGATCAGCGAGATCCCGAAGCCCCTGGATGTGTGGGACTCGAAGGAAGTAGACGGCAAGGAGTACAGCTACTACTCCGCCACACAGCACCAGCGGAGCATGGAGCGGCAGATCAGGGCGCTGAAGCGTGAAGAGTACAGCGCCGGATCGAGAGAAGAAGCTCAGGAGATACATCGAAGAATTAACGCCAAAACAGCAGAATATCACAGATTTAGCGAAGAGGTAGGCATCCGTCCCAAGGATAACCGCCTCACCGTTGCGGCATAGCGCAGGGTGGCGCAGTCCGGAAGCGCGCCTGGTTCCTTGCCAGGAGGTCGCAGGTTCAAATCCTGCCCCTGCTATTTCCCACCGGAGAAAGTCCGGTTAATAAATCATTTTAGGAGGATCAACATGAAGAACATCGAGACAATTCTCAAAGACGCAGGCCTTGAGGTCACGGCCGAACAGCTGGCGGCCATCGACAAAGAGGTCAAAGAAAACTACAAGACCATCACAGACTACGAGAAGCAGAAGGACAAGCTCACAGCTTCAGAGGACAAGGTCAAGACTCTCACCGAGAGCCTCGAGAAGTTCGACGGAGTGGATGCGGACAAGCTCACCGGCGAGATCGCAGCTCTGAAGAAACAGCTCGAAGAGAAGGACAAGTCCTACGCGTCCCAGCTCGCGGATCGTGACTTCGATGATCTTGTGAAGGACGCCATCGCAGAAGCCAGGGGAAGAAACCCCAAGGCGATCAAGGCACTTCTGGATGTGGAAGCGCTCAAAGCGTCCAAGAACCAGAAGGAAGACGTCGCTGCAGCCCTTAAGAAGCTCGCAGAAGCTGAGGACAGCAAGATGCTCTTCGGTGAAGATCAGCCGGCGCCGGTCGGCAGGATCGGAGCCATCGGAAAAGTAACTGGGGGATCCGGCGGTGATAGCTTTATGGACTCCATCAGAGCGGCCGCAGGTCTCTCAACACAAAAAAGTGAAGGAGAAAAATAACAATGAGTAACAGTATCACATTATTCAAGCAGCAGATCACTGGCATCCTTGACGAAGTGTACAAGGCTGCCTCCCTTACCAGCGTCCTCGACGGAGCATCTGAGCTCGTACAGCAGGGTGCAAACGCTAACGAGCTCATCATCCCCAAGATGAGCATGGACGGCCTCGGAGACTACTCCAAGAGCGCCGGCTACGTTAACGGCGACGTAACTCTCACCAACGAGACCGTGTCCTGCAACTTCGACCGCGGCCGTATGTTCACCATCGACAACATGGACAACATCGAGACCGCAGGCGTGGCTTTCGGAAGACTCGCTGGCGAGTTCATCCGCACCAAGGTAGTGCCCGAGCTCGACGCTTTCCGTTTCGCTTGCTATGCAGGCGCTTCCGGAATTAGCACCACAACCGCAGCAAACCTTGCTACCGGCGCAGCTGTAATCGCAGCCATCGCTGCAGCAGCAGACGGCATGGATGACGATGAGGTTCCTCAGTCTGAGCGTTACCTCTTCATCACTCCCACCCTTCTCGGCCTCGTAAGAGACATGGACACCACAAAGAGCAAGGAAGTGCTCGCTCAGTTCGCTGGTGTTGTTAAGGTTCCTCAGACTCGTTTCTACACCGCTATCGACCAGAACGACGGAACAACCTCCGGCGAAGAGGCAGGCGGCTATGCAAAGGCTTCCGGAGCGAAGAACATCAACTTCATGATCATCCACAAGCCCGCGCTCATCCAGTTCGAGAAGCACGTCGCTCCTAAGATCGTGACACCTGAGCAGAACCAGAGCGCAGACGCTTGGAAGTTTGGCTACAGAAACGTGTCCATCGCAGACGTTTACGACAACAAGGTGAAGGGCATCTACCTCCACAAGGCAGAGTCTTAAGAGAGGAGGGCGCACACTATGCAGATGAAGTTTTCCGGGGGCTGGACTCTCGACGACTTAAACGATCACATCAGTGCCGCAGTCGACACTAAGCTGACCGATGAGCACAAGCGCCCCTTCCTGGGCGTAAAGCTCACCGCTGCATCCAAGAAGGTCACCCTTGACCTCGAGGACGGCGACATGATGATCCTCGTGAACGAAGGCTCCAACGCCTTCACAGTAAAGAACGTGGACGGAGACACCGGCACAAGCGTAGCAGCTGGAGCAGTAGTTCTCGTTGTGGCTTCCACCACAGCAGACGCGACAGCTGTCAAGGTGCTCTACGCGCCCGTGTAAGGAGGTAATGACCATGGCAAGGACTATCGGATGGGTAGCTCCTGAGGCCAAGGCTCAGATCGCAGAAAAGGAGCAGGCCGAAAAGCCTGCTCCTGCTGTTTTAGAGGAGCCCGACGCAGAGGAGAAGCCTAAGAAAAAGACAGCAACAAAGAAAAAATAAAGGAGGTGCGGCTCATGGGCTTACTGTCATATAGCTACTACAGCACCCTCCACAACAAAGTCACGCAGGCCGACTTTGACAAGGCCGAAGCAATAGCAGAGCAGGAGATCAGCCGCGTGATCGGTCCGATCCGCTTCCAGCATCTCACAGCGATGAGCGCTTCGGAGCTGGCGGCCGAGTTCTACTACAGCACCCTCATGGAGTGCATCGCTGACCTGATCGACTACGACGCGACAGTCGGAAAAAAGACGGGCGGCGGCGTGGCTTCTGTTTCCAATGACGGCTACTCGGAGAGCTACAACGCAGAGCTTCAGAAGATGAGCTCATCGTTCGACGAGAAGGCCGCCAACATCCGGCGCTGGCTATCCGGCACGGGGCTCGTGAGGGCGTACTAATGGCACTATTTACTGATACAGTAACGATTTACAAGAAAAGCGGATCCGCCTGGACGCGCAAAGTCGTCGAGGGAGTGCAGTGGTCAGATGTCACAGACAAGTCTCTGATGACCGGAAGGCTCACCACTTCCAAGTCGGCGACGATCACGTTCCCGGAGGAGGTACTCGGTCAGATCGACCTGAGCACGTTCGGAGAAGAGGACGCCATCTTCTACGGAGAGATCACCGGCACACCGACGAGCACGTCGGGCAGCAGGCTTTCGGACTTCCTGAAGGCCCACAAAAAGGGCGGGATCATCCGGAGCGTCAACGACAACTCGAACCGCGACTTCTTGAAGAACATCAAGGTGGTGGTTTACTGATGGCTGACATGTTTGTCTTTAAGGGTGTCCAGATCGACGCAGACAAGGTCCTGAAAGACCGAGGACTGGAGGACAAGGGCCCCGTTCAAAAGTTCATAGACAGCGAAGTGCTCCGGCTATGTGATCCCCTGGTTCCTTTTGACCAGGGCACACTGGTCCAGTCCGGCACGATCAACACAGTGATCGGATCCGGCCAGGTAAAATACCGGACACCATACGCGCGCAGGTGGTACTACATGCCGGCAAACTTCCAGGAAGCTCCCCGTCGTGGGAACTACTGGTTCGAGCGTATGAAGAACGAGGGCGGCAAGGATCAGATCCTGAACGGCGCCCGGAAATTAGCAGGAGGTAAAACATGACCATAGCAGCAGCAGTCGCGACATGGCTCTCATATTATGAGAACATCTCGATCGACACGAACCACATCTCGGACGGTTCCGATCAGTACGGCCTCTTCAAGTCTCCGCTGAGGAGCGTGAAGGACTTCACCAACGGATCCTACGAGATCACAGAGAACTACCAGTTCTTCGCAAGGCAGGCATCTGTCAGCGAAGACGATCGTGTAGACGCTGACGAGTGGCTGGAAGATCTCGCCTACTGGGCGGACGACTTCCCCTTCGAATACGCCTACCCGTCGCTCGGAGAGGGCGACAACCGGAAGATCACACTGATCAGCATCACCGGGACACCCTATCCTATGGAGTCCGGAAGCGCGGACATGCTCTTCCAGATGTCTCTGTCAGTAACCTATACACGTGAAAGAGAGGTATAAAAAATGGCACTTACAAGATTAAAAAAGCACAAGTTCATCCCCTACATCAACGTCAGCACCACGTCTACACCCAGCTGGGCGCGCATCGGCAAGTCTACGATCTTCGACTTGACTCTTAACGCCAACATCGTGACCAGCGACTTCATCGAGGACGAGATGCCGACCGACGACGTCACCTACTACAAGCCCACCCTTCCCCAGGAGCTTCAGACCAACGCAGGCGACGCTTCCTTCGACTTCATCTATGGCATGTTCAAGAGCCTGCCTACCGGTGAGGACATCAAGAAGGAAGTGCTCCTTGTTTTCGCAGGAGCTTCTTCTCCCTTCGATGCTTGGCTCACTAACAGCTCCGTGATCCTGAAGGATCTCAACTCCGTAGACGAGAAGATCCTCTTCGATCTCAACATCAACTCGATCACCCAGGGCACTGTAGTGATCGACGCAGACACCGGCGTGCCTACATTCACCCCTACACCCTAAGGTCAAATTTTGGAGGAGAACACAATGATCTACACCGTAATCTTACACAATCATAGTTATGACCTGCCTGCGAAGACGCTGGCAGTCACCGAAAAGCTCGACGGCGCCTACGGCGTTGACGATATCCCCGGGATGTCTACACGTGAGAAGTACAGAGTCGTGCTCCAGTGCGTGATCGACATCCTTGGCCGCGACAACGTCAAGGAAGCGCTCGGATCCGACAAGCTCGAAGAGGTCGATCTCTCAGAGGTCACTCTCACGTTCAGGAAGATCGTGGACGCTTACAACAAACCGCTCGAAGAGTATGCCGCAAACAGTAACCGGGCAAGCCTGGACAACTTACCGATCGACCAGATCGTGGCGCTGGCCGACGCGGCCAGGAAGGTTTCGGACATGGCGGCAAAGACTGAATGATAGACCTAACAAAGGGCTCCCTGCCGAACACGATCACAGTGTCCGGCCGGGAGTATTCTATCTACACGGACTTCCGTGTGTGGATGAGGTTCGAGAACTCTCTGAAAGATTGCCACGAGAACGATCTGGTCGAGATCGGCTACCTCTTCAAAAATGAGCGGCCAGCCTACTCGAGCATCCGCGACATCCTCGCGTTCAGCAGACCGAAGCGAGAGCTCCCCAGGGCAGTGAGAGGCACGAGTTCCGATGCGATCGTGATCGACTTCGAGATCGACAGCGATCTGATCTATGCGGCCTTTCTGCAGCAGTACGGCATCGACCTCGTGGAGATCCCAGAGCTGCACTGGCACAAGTTCCTGGCACTGCTCCACGGCCTGAAAGGCACAAAGCTCGACGAGATAATGAGCTATAGGTGCTATGAAAAGCAACAAAACAAAGACATTGATCCCTATGAAGAATTAAGAGAGGCGTGGACCATTGTGCCACCACTCTCCCAGGAGGAAGAGGACGAGCTCGAAGCGTTCAACGCTATGCTCACACCGCCCTCCGAAAAATAAAACAAGGAGGTGAAGGCAAAGGTCCGACGGATCCCTTTTATTTGATACTAAACTCGACACCAGTGGCCTGAAGACCGGCATGTCCGGCCTCGGCAATGTCGCAAAGACGGGCCTCGGCATTGCGGCAGCAGGTTTTGCCGCCGTGACAGCCGCCGCAGTCGGTGCGACGAGGGCCATCTCCGACAGTATCACCGCCACCGCAGAATACGGTGACACAGTCGATAAAATGTCCCAAAAGATGGGCGTGTCCGCTACGGCATACCAGGAGTGGGACTTCATCATGCAGCACTGCGGGACCAGCATGGAGACCATGAAGGCATCCATGAAGACGCTGGCCACAGCTGCAGAGAGCGGCTCGGAAGCGTTCGAGCGCCTGGGTATCTCCCAGGAGCAGATCGCAAACATGAGCCAGGAGGAACTGTTCAACGCGACGATCGCAGGGCTTCAGAACGTCACAGACGAGACGGAGCGCACCTACCTCGCAGGTCAGCTCCTCGGAAGAGGCGCCACGGAGCTGGGCGCACTGCTTAATATGTCAGCAGAAGATACCGAAGAGATGCGCCAGCAGGTGCACGATCTCGGTGGCGTTATGTCTGACGAAGCAGTGGCGGCGGCCGCGGCTTTCCAGGACAGTCTTCAGAACTTACAGACGGCTGCTGCCGGAATAAAGAGGAGCTTCGCTTCGGAGCTTCTTCCCTCCGTGACGACTGTCATGGACGGACTCACGAAGATCTTCTCCGGTGATAAGGCAGCAGGCCTGGCACAGATCAAGGAAGGCGTGGACGAGCTGGCTGACACTCTCATGGAGCTCGTTCCGACGTTCGTCGAGATCGGCGGCGAGATCATCATGGCCATCGTCGACAGCGTGGTCGAGAACCTTCCGACATTGATCGACACCGGCATGACCATCGTCAACAAATTGATCCAGGGCATCATCGACAACCTGCCCGCAGTGCTCCAGGCGGCGCTCCAGCTTCTGAAGGGGCTCGTCGCCAGCGTGATCGAAAATCTGCCGCTTCTCATGGACTGCGCGCTGGAAATGATCATGGCACTGGCGACCGGACTGGCTGAAGCGATCCCCGAGATCATCCCGGCAGTCATCGACCTGATCCTGAACATCGTGTTCACCCTGATCGAGAACATCCCGATGCTCGTGTCCGGTGCGATCCAGCTCTTCATGGGTATAGTGACCGGTATCATCGAAGCACTTCCGCAGATCATCGAAGCGATCCCGACACTGATCACGGCCATCATTGACGCCATCATCGGAGCGATCCCGCTCCTGATCGAGTGCGGCATCGAGCTGTTCATAGCTTTGATCGAAGCACTTCCGCAGATCATCGTGGCACTTGTCAAGGCAGTGCCGCAGATAGTCGAGGCGCTCATCAACGGCTTCCTCGATCTGAAGGACATGTTCATGGAGACCGGTCCGGAGCTTATGAACAAGCTGAAGGAAGGCATCCTCAGCGTGCTCGGTCCGCTCGTAGAAGCTGGCCAGAACATCATCCAGAACGTGCTCCAGGGCATCCTGGGCTTCGTTCAGAAGTTCCTGAACGCCGGCGCCAAGCTCTTCGAGAACGTCAAGACCGGCATCAAGAACATGCTCTCCAGCGTGGTGGGCATGGCTCAGTCGGTCATCACCGGCGTGGTGAACGCGATCACGGGCTTCTTCAGTAAGTTCGTAAACCTCGGCGCCAACCTCATGACAAAGCTGAAGGACGGCATCAAGAACATGCTCTCCAGCGTAGTCGAGAGCGCGAAGAACATCGGCCAGAACATCATCGACGGACTCTGGGGCGGCATCAGCGCAGGCTGGAACTGGCTCACCGATAAGGTCAGCAGCTTAGCGTCCGGACTTTTCGACGCAGCCAAGAGTGCGCTGGGCATCGCATCGCCCTCCAAGAAGTTCAAGTACCTCGGCGAGATGTGCGTGGCAGGTTTTGAGGAAGGATCTGAGGAGCTGATGGACGGCTCCGCGTTCGGCGCGGCAGTCAACAACTCGATCAGCACCGTGGCGGCCAACACCGGCAACGGCTTCGGCACTCGCGCAGGTCAGACCTTCAACTTCTACGACACGCAGACCAGCCCGGATGCTATCCGGAGAAAAGTCCAGAACACGATGACGTTCGGACTCGCAGGAGGTATCTAAACATGGCAAGCGTATATATTAAATTCATACGAAGCGACAACAAGACCTTCATCCTGGGAACCGGCTCCTGGAGGATCCTCTCCAACGGTCTCCAGGGTGTGGACTTCCCCAGCTTCTCCGTCTACTCGGAAAAGAACGCGATCGGCGACGGCGCGCTCCTATCCGGCAAGCGCGTAGACGATAGAGATATACAGATCGAAGCGAAAAGCATAGATCCAACAAACAACCGGGCGATCAGGGACGCCACGATCAGCTTCTTCAACCCGAAGTACAGCTTCAAGCTCTACATCACCTACATGGGCGTGACGAGATGGATCGAGGGCGAGCTCTCCGGCTTCAAGTGTCCCTCCGAGAACATCCACAGACCGATGAAGCTGACCGTCAAGTTCTACTGCAAGGACGGCTTCCTGAAGAGCGTGGACGACTTCGGCAAGGACATCGCGAGCATCTCCCCCGGCTTTGGTTTCCCGTACATCCAGACGGTCAGCCCCGTGATCCCGGTGTATGCTTCGATCTACAACTACAACCAGGAAGTGGTGCTCACGAACGACGGCGACACAATGACCTACCCGCGCGTGACCATCAACTTCTCGGGATCGGTAACGAACCCGAAGATCTACAAGGACGACTACTACGTCCGCATCATCGACACCTTCGAGGACGGCGACGACCTGGTGATCGACTTCGAGAACTGCACGATCTACAAGAACGGAGTCAACTGGATCCAGTACATCGACCGCTCCAGTACCTTCACAGACATGGGCCTCGGTATCGGCGACAGCACGATGGGCTTCGAGGCTGACGACGGCGACGCCTACATGGCTGTGTTCGTGTACTACAACAAGCTCTACCTGGGCATGTAAGGAGGTGAGCGGATGAACCTGGCATTTATGGACGAGAACTTCGGCATCATCAAGTTCTTCAAGTACATCAACCTGCAGTGGACGCGCAGGTATTACGAGCCCGGAGAGTTCTCGGTACAGCTTCCGGCGAGCGAATACGTCAACGGCTGCGTGTATTTATACACAAAAGACCGGCCGGAAGTAGGCATCATACAAAAAAGAGAGTACGCGGACGGCTATGACGGCAGTGTCATGCAGCTGTCCGGGTACTTTTTCGAGTACAAGCTCAACGACAAGATCACCTTCCCGCGCTTCTCCGGCTCGGGAAACATCGAGACCTTGGCACGGTCCATTGTGAGCACGTACAAAGCAGACATTCCTCTGTTACAGCTTGGAACTGCTGCCGGACTTGGCACCAGCATCACAAAGCAGTCGACGGGAGACGGACTCGCCACGGTCCTCTACGCGATGCTGAAGACGCAGGAGCTCTCTTTCCGGTGTATATACGACTACGAAGCGAACACCATGAGCTTCGTGGTGTGGCAGGGTAAGGACAGAACGCAGGACCAGAGCACGAACAGCTTCGTGACATTCTCGGAGAGCTTCAGGAACCTGCAGAACGAGGTCATCACGATCGACAACTCGAACTACAAGAACTACGCGGTCGTGATCGGCAACGGCACCTACGAGGAAGGAGAGCAGATCCAGGTCGACGTCGACCTTCGCGCGGATCCTTCTGACTACAAGCAGATCCTCTACGTTGACCAGACGGGCATGCACTACGACAGCGGGGAGCAGAGCCTCTCCGACTACAAAGCCCAGCTTCGCCAGGCAGGCATAGAAGCCCTGGAGAAGTACACGGACATCACGAACGTGCAGTTCGAGACGATCAACAGAGGCCTGCAGTACCTGGTCGACTATGACCTGGGCGACCGTTGCGACATCATCCTCGACTCCATCCACGAGTCCTACACCGTGCGCATCACCGAGATCGAGGAAGTCTTCAAGTCAGGACAGCACTCCGTCACGCTTCAGTTCGGTGACAAGGTGCCAACAGTTTACACAAAATCAAGGAGGTAAGAACAAGATGGCAATATCTACTACCGCGTTCCCCTTCACTTCGGAGGTCACTTATGACGAGCTTGGCTGGCCTACGCTGGACAGAGCGGTCGACTCCACAGTGCTGAGGAACATGATCATGAAGTTCTTCTCGGACGGCCTTTTCCTCTCAGCAGATCCGAACTGCTGGAAGGTTACTGCTCCGGACGACTCATCCCAGACCGTGGACATCGCACCCGGTGCCGGAGTGATCCGCGGAGCTACTGGCTACACCGAGAGCACCGGATCGCTCACGATGCCGGACGCAGACAGCTCGAAACCCCGCTACGACATGGTCGTGGCAAGGCTGAACGACAACAGCGCCTACAGAAACATCTACCTGGACATCATCCAGGGCACTGCTGCCACAACACCCACCTATCCGGCACTCACGCAGACCGACTCCATCTGGGAGATCGGCATCGCGGCATTGTATAGGCCGGCAAACAGCACTACGATCACGCAGTCACAGATCACAGATCTGAGAGCAGACAGCGACTACGCCGGGCAGGTGAACGCGATCGACAGCATCGACACATCCGGCTGGTTCGATCAGCTCAACGCCTACTTCGCAGAGTTCCAGCAGACCTGCGAGGATGACTACGCGACATACACCGCAAGGTGCCTCGCTATCATCGCCGACCTCTCGACCTACGAGGGAAGCATGGAGACAGAGTTCATGACCTGGTTCAACGAGATGAAGGGACAGCTCTCTGAAGATGCTGCCGGACATCTCCAGCTGGAGATCGACAACCTCAAAGATCAGGTCGGGATCCCGGACGACTACGATCCGGACACTGTCTACCAGGTCGACGAGTACTGCATCCACGAGGATGTGCTCTACCGCTGCATCGCTACCACGTCCACCGGATCCTTTGATCCCGACTGCTGGGAAGCGACGACAGTCAGGGAAGAGATAGACAAGAAGATCGCAAGAGAGAAGGACGAGATCTTCGGAGAGATCGCAAAAGGATCCCTGCAGATCGACTCGAACATCATCATAGACGGCGGCGGCCGTCTGATCGTTAACACAAACGACAGACTGATCGCCCGCCAGCACGTAGCTTTTAATTTTGCATAAGCAAAGGAGGAAAATAAAAAATGAGTGATGCAAGAATTTCAGACCTGGCACAGCTTACCGGTCCCGTAAAGAGAGACATCCAGAACGTGATCCTCGACGATGGCGAAAACAACCACCGCGCACTTCTGAAGCAGCTCTTCGGATCCGGAGCGGGTGCCGCCAACCGTCTCGCCTTCAAGGAAGAGATCACAGAGATCACCGACGAGATGTGGGAGAGCATCCAGGACGGAACCTTCGACAAGGTACACGTCGGCATGCACTACACCGCACCCAGCGGCAGGACCTACTACTTCGCAGATGCAGACTACTACATCGGCAAGGGTGACACCGAGCAGACCTCTCATCACATGCTCGTGATCGAGGACGAGATCAACCACACCGCGCAGCATCAGACCACAAACGTGACTACCGGCGGAGCCACCAGCTCCCTCATCTACACCACCACCCTCCCCGGTATTCAGGGCGAACTGGAGGCGGACTTCGGTGCTGCTCACATCAAGACGCAGAGGATCTACTTGTCAAACGCTACCAGCGGAGGCATCGCAAGCGGAGGCGCGTGGGCTTCTAAGAGCGCAGCGCTCCTCAACTTGAACCAGATCTTCGGCCACTCTCTCGGCTACACCGAGGGCTCCGGTCAGTACTTCAACGCACTCGTGCGCGAGAGACAGCTCTCCCTCTTCCAGGCTATGCCTGAGACGATCGTGGCAAGAACCGCAGGAACCACCACAAGACAGCATTACTGGTGCGACGATGTCATTAGTGCGTCGAGCTTCGGCGATGTGTACTACGACGGCCTTGCGGGCAACGGCAGCGCGTCGAACGTCCTTGGCGTCCGTCGGGCTTTCCTGATCGGGTAATCAATAATCGGGGCCCCTTGTGGGCCCTGGATAAGGAGATAGAGAAAGATGTCCGGAGTCAGAAAAAGCGAGCGCGGAGAGTCGCGACTGGAAGCACAGCATCAGGCCTACAAGATCCGGAGGCTGATCGTCAAGGAGCTGCTCTCCGACTTCGGAACCAAGAACAACACCATGCCGGACTGGCTGATCACAGAAGAACGCAAGAGGGTGCTGGAGCTCGTTCAGGGCATCAGCGCCCACCTTCGCGCTGCAAATACTATCTGGCCAGACTATCGCATAGAGTTCACCGAGCGCCGCATCGAGATGGATCGGGCTCTGATGTGCTGCAATATGCTGCAGGATGAGCTTCAGGCCATCGTCGAGATGGTTCCGGCAGACAAGAACCGGTACACGCAGATCGTCCTGGAGATCGAGAAGGAGTTCAACCTTCTGAAGTCTCTTAGGCAGTCCGACAATCGGTTCCTCAAGCACCTGAAAGATTAAGGGCAACAGCTGTTTAGTGCGTCGAACTTCGGCAATGTGAACAACAACGGCAATGCGAACAACAACAGCGCGTCGAACGTCAATGGCGTCCGTCGGGATTTCACAGCCAGGCCATCGGGCAAGCTCCCAGGCGTGGCAATGGGAAAGGAGCTGTTGTCCTTCCGGTTTATCGGTAAATGGAGGCCGTGACGGGCTCAGTTATGGCTGTTAGCCCTCCAAGCGCGGTTTATTTTATGACAGTTTATACAGACGCTAACCTCTTATATGAGGCAGGAAAGAAGGCGATCGCCAGCTCACAGTGGAAGCATAACTCCCAGATGTTCGAGATGAACATGCTGCTGGAGATCGCAAAGCTACAGCAGGACCTTCGGGATCATAACTACGCACCCCAGGAGGGCCGGCAGTTTACGATCCGCGAGCGCGGGAAAGTGCGAAGAGTGACAAGCATCCCTACACCTGACAAAACAGTGAACCATCTGCTCTGCGACAATGTACTGACGCCGGGCCTACGTCCGCATCTGATACATGACAACGGAGCCAGCCAGAAGGGCAAGGGCGTCTCCTTCCATCGCAGACGCTTTGAGCAACATGTGCGTGAGTTCTACCGGAGAACCGGAAGCAACAAAGGCTACATACTGCTCGGTGACTTCCGGAACTACTACGGAAGCATAAAGTGCGACCTTGCGAGGAAGAACATGATCGACCTGATCGGCTTCACTGATGAAGAGCTGGAAGACGAGACCGACTGGCTCCTGGATCTGATCTTCGGGAGCGGCACCGGCATCAACATCGGCGGACAGCCTTCCCAGGATGCAGGCGTCAGCTTCGCCCACCGGATAGACACATACGTCAAGACGGTGGAAGGCCAGCGCTACTACGGACGCTACTCCGACGACTTCTACTGCATACACCCGGACAAGGAATACCTGGAAGGGCTGAAGGAGAGGATCGGGAGAGAAGCGGAAAAGATCGGGCTCACAGTCCACCCGACCAAGACCTACATCGCAAAGCTGTCCGATGACTTTCGGCATCTGCAGATCAGCTACAGACTCACAGAGTCCGGCAAGCTGGTCCGGAGGATCAACCCGAAGGCCGTCACAAGGGAGCGGCGCAAGATCAAGGCCTACAAGAGACTGCAAGACGCCGGAAGAATGGCACCGGATGAAGTCGACAACGCCTTCAAGGGCTGGATGGAGTCAAACTACAAGGTCATGTCCCGGCAGCAGGTGGTGAACCTGAACAACATCTTTGAACAACTTTTTGAAAGGAGAATAGCATGGAAAAGTTCAAAATTGCGTTATCTAACGGAAACGAGATCGACAACCTCACGATGAACGGGAACAACTTCGTCAGCGAGGAAGAGATCGACGAGAGCATCTTCGAGGATGGCCTCGAAGAGGTTCACATCACATCAGACGGAGGTGTGGATGAGGTCCATGAGAACATGGTGCTCGTTCAGGTGCAGCAGCTCTACGGTGCGTACTACTTCATCCTGAGAGACCGCACCCAGTACGAGATCGACCAGGCAAAAACCCGCTCCGACATCGAGTACATCGCCATGATGACTGATGTGGACATCGAAGCATAAGAGAGGAGGATCCAAAGATGGCAAAGAAAACATCCGAACACAGCAAGAACTTCGAGAAGGTGAAGAAGTACTACAACAGCGGGCTCTGGAGTGAGGAGCGCGTCAGAAATGCCGTGACACATCCGACAAGTAACCCCTGGATCACGGCCGAGGAATACGAAGAGATCACCGGCCAGCCTTATGTGGCAGAATAGGGGGCCACAAAGGGAGACTATAGTGTCAGGTATCATAAGCGCGGCGGCTGCCATCGTGGTGTGCCTCATCACATCCGCGGCACAGTCCCGCAAGACGGAAGCATTGATCGTTTATAAACTGGACGAGCTGACCAAGCGCGTCGACAAGCACAACAACGTGATCGAGCGCACCTACAAGCTGGAAGAGCTGACAGCCATCCAGGAAGAGAAGATCAAGGTCGCAAACCATAGGATCGACGACCTTGAAAGAAAAACAGAGGAGGATTAGACCATGAGCAACAAAGTATACGATGTATTGAAGTTTATCGCGCAGATCGTACTGCCGGCAGTGGCGACGCTCTACTTCGCCCTGGCTTCGATCTGGGGCTTGCCTTACGGCGAGCAGATCGTGGGGACCATCACTGCAGTGGATGCCTTCCTCGGTGCCCTTTTAGGCATCAGCACGGCGGCATATAAGAAAGGAGCGAAAGGATGAAAAACGGCATTGACGTCAGCGCCTGGCAGGGCGACATCAACTGGGCGAAGGTAAAGGCCAGCGGCGTCGAGTTTGCCATCCTTCGCGCCGGTATCGGCAGAGAAGCAAGTCAGATCGACAAGTACTTCGAGAAGAACTACAGAGAAGCAAGGGCCCAGGGCATCCCGGTCGGCGTGTACTGGTACAGCTACGCGAACAGCGTAGATCGTGTCCTGCAGGAAGCAAAGGCGTGCCTCACCGTTCTGGCAAACAGAGAGCTGGATCTTCCGGTGTTCTACGACATCGAGTACGAGCCCTCGATCCTCGCGCTCTCCACTCAGGTGAGGACCGCCATGGTCATCGGCTTCACCAACGCCATCCAGGCAGCAGGCTATCAGGCGGGCGTTTACGCTTCGCTTGATTTTATCAAGAACAAGCTCACGGACAGCCAGATCCCTGAGCAGGTGGTCCGCTGGATCGCTCAGTACGGTCCGAGCCAGTGCACCTACAAGGGCAACCTCTACGCATGGCAGAAGTCCTCGAAGGGACGCATCCCCGGCATCTCCGGAAATGTAGACCTCGATGAGCTCTATGCTGACGTGCAGGCTCACGAAGTCGTGAAAAAGACAAACGAAGAGCTCGCGCAGGAAGTCCTCGAGGGCAAGTGGGGCAACGGCGCAGAGCGCAAGGCAGCACTCACGGCAGCAGGCTACAACTACAGCGCGGTCCAGAAGATCGTCAACGACCTCTGCAAAGCTCCGAAGACTGTCAAGTCGAACGAAGAGCTGGCCGAAGAGGTCATCGCGGGCAAGTGGGGCAACGGTGCCGCAAGAAAGAAGGCACTGGAGCAGGCAGGCTACGACTACACAGCAGTGCAGAGGCTTGTCGACCACATGCTCAGATAACAAGCTCCTCCAAAATTCCACCATATAGAGAAGAGTCCCCGGTTCGCTTCGTGCAGCCGGGGGCTTTTCTCGTTTTTATTCTGAGGCGCGAGCGTCGCATGATAAAAAAGCGAAAATCAAAGCAAAATTTTTAGAGTCTCGCCGTCCCAGGTGGCGGACTTTATGACGGCCCGCGCGATCTCGTTCTTTTCGGCCATGGTAAAATCATCATAATGTTCGCATAAGCGAATAATATCCACGCGTTTTTCTTTGGTGCTCTTCAGTTCCTTCTGAGCTCTCCGGACTGCTGCCGAGTCCTCTGCGATCTTCCGGCGGATCCTGGAGGCTTCCGCATCCAGCTCCTCGATCTGCTGGACGATGTACTTGGCGGCCGCTGAGGCTCCATTCTCGGCCAGTGCATCAGTAAGGCGGGCAATTTTACCTTCGACAGTTTTGAGCGCCTTCCTGGCCGCCTCAGTGGCGTCTGCGGGTGCCTTTACACTCACCCCGACATACTTTTCCAGCGTCTTCGGATCCAGCTCGATGGCTCTGAAGATCTCCATGACCTTCTCATCTATCAGATCGGCCTTTATAGCGGAGCAGTCACAAGCCTCAACACCGGCGCGCTCTCTTTTCGGGCAGTGGTACCAGGTGGTGACAGATCCGTCGACCTTTGGCTTCCTGGCCAGACTCATGAGGCGGCCGCATTTACACCTGAGCACACCCTTCAGGAGCGTGGTCTCGTGCTTCATCTTCTTGTCGATCTTATTCTTTCCAAACTGCGACAATATACTTAAGTATATCTCGTCGGACATATACGGCGCCCACTTCGCAAGGGACACACGCCACTCCTCAGGGGACGCGATCGTGTGCTTTTTCTTTCCGTCGATGCGCTTTTCTGTCGTCCGGCCGTAGACCATGATCGCGCAGGAGCCGTCCCACTTCTCCCGAGGACTTCCCTCGTCGATCTGACAGCCAAGGCTCTCATAATAGTCGTACATCTTCGCCGTGGCCGCCACGCACTGGGGCGCTCTTAATATGTTGTAGAGCTGAGTGGTGGAGAGGAACTTCCCGTTCATGCTCTTGATGCCCTGCTGCCGGCAGTACGTCTCCAGGTTCTGCAGAGTGAGGTGATTATCCAGGAAGATCCGGACAAGCTCGTCCTTCCACGCCTTCGCCTCTTCATCAATTACAAGGATCTTGTGACTCTTCCGCCCTCCTACAAATATTTCTTGTATTTTCAGCCCCAGGGGCGGCTTTCCTCCGCACCAGTAACCGGAGGCGGCCAGGTGGTTCATGTTGTCAGTGATCCTGAGCGTGTCGTTCTCGACCTCTATGCCGGAGAAGATCACCGCGAGGTACATCATGGCCTCACCGATCGGCGTGGTGGTGTCGATCCCGTCTTTGACGGTCACAAACTTGACGCCGCGATCCTTCAAAAAGGCGTAGAAGATGCAGAAGTCGTCCATCTTTGAGGTGATCCGGTCGATGCGGTAGACCACAACGCAGTCGATCAGGCCGTCGGCCACATCCTGCCGGAGTCTGTTCATCCCCGGGCGGTCGATCTCGCTCCGGACATAGCCGTCGTCCTCGTAGATCGTTACGCTCTCCACATCATCGTGGTGGCGCTCGATGTATTCCTGGCAGGCATCGACCTGCATCTTTGTGCTCTCAGAGGTATCCGTGAAATATGATTTTCTGGAATAAATGGCAAAGTTCAAGACAGCATCCTCCCTTTTTATTGAGAACACCGGGAAAAGATGCTATAATAGACGCGTGTGTAGAGGCACTTTTCGGTGTTCTCGCTCCAGCTCTGCAGGTGTTCCCGCACCTGCGGAG